ACGCTCACTTCGGCTGTTTATCTGGACTCCCTTTGCGCCACGTTCATTTACGCTGGTGCAGCGCGGATCCTTGCGGTCTAGTAATTGCGTGTCAACATACGGTTCAAAGGGGTCATCGAAGCCCTGCATTGTCCCATGATTGGCTGCGATGCCTCGGCAAAATGGGAACTGTCCCTTCCCGAAATCACTACCACACTTTTCGCAGTGGATCGTCTTGTCGTCCTTGTAGTACTGCTCTTCCACGCCTTATCTCCTAAATGAACTCAGAAGCATGTTGAGCATCCCGGCTTCAGGGTTGGGCCTCACCAACTCGTCGCTATACGGCCCAGGCGGTCGGGTTGGGACTGGCGACTCGTTATCCCCAGCAAATGGGGACAGCCCGGTCGCCCTCCTGATTGCAGCATGCTGTGTCGCCTTGTCTATTATCGGCTGCGGTATCGCCCCACCAGTTCCGATAGATTGGAGCAGTTGCCGTAGCTCCGGGGAGTCAAGCGTCGGGACCATCGTCGGCATCTCGCCCCGTTCGTCTCCGATTGAATACTCAGTGGCGTAGTCGTTGGTCCCAGGCACTTGGATCTGCCCAAGGAATCCATTCCTCTTGAACCCAGCGCCTCCGTGGCGTGGCAGATTCGGGTCGCCCTGTGGGATGCGGTCCATTATTGCTGCCTAGCCTTTTGGTTCGGCTGCGGACCACCGGCAGTGCCTGCTCCAGGCTGTGGACTTGGAGTGTTGCCCTGAGGAGCAATGCCTTTCGGCTGCCCGGCCCCCATCATCTGTGCCTGCTGATCCATCATAATCTTCTGCTGAAGAGCCATGAAGATGTTGTTCTGGTCGTTCGAGTTTCTGATGCCCATGAGATTCAGGAGCGTCTTGGTAAGAGGTGGAGACATGGCAAGCATCTGACCAACCCCAGGAGACGAGATCATATTGAGGGCCTGGATGAGTCGGTTGCCATGCTGCTCTTCGGTCACGGGGGACAAAGACTCAACGTCTACTGTCACGTCCCACATCATCCCGTCATCTGCGGCCTGAAGCTGCTCAGGAGTTATCTGCTGGAACTGCTGGGCAAGGACTCCTGGCAGACCTGGGAGTTGGCTGGGCTGACCAATCGGCTGGCCAATCGGGACACCGTTCTGGTCCAGCGGAGCCTCTTGCTGCGGCGGGCCTTGCTCCTGAGGCATCATCTGCTCAGCGCCCGGCATTCCACCCATTTGCTGCTCTTGCCCACCCATCGGAGGTGGCATCCCAGGCTGCTGCATCTGCGGTGGTGCCCCAGGCAATTGATTCGGATCTTGAGGCTCCGCTCCCCATGCCTGAAGGTTCGCATGCGATAGCTGCATGTACTGGTTGACTTGCTGCCCCAGTAGCTGACTTTCCATGCCGTAGGACTGACTGGTTGGGTCGGAATTGAGGACAACCCACTGCGGAAGAGTCATCTTCTCCAGAGCGCACTTTATGAGGGCTGTGCAGATGTCTGAAAGCCACTCTGCAACCTCCTGCTGCTCGTAGGAGTCACGTACGTCGCCCTTGGTGCCCATAGCCTCGACTTCGGTCGCTGTGGGCTTCCCACCGGCTCCACGGGTCATCCTGTCAACCGGAGACGAGGCGGATTGCTCTGCGAATCCAGAGTCGGACAGCGCTAGTGTCCTGATGACTGCGTCGGAGATCTGTGGCATCTGGACGGGCATGATCGCGGTCTGGGTATTCCCGTTTTCTGACGCTATCATGGTGAAGAACTCGTCAGTCTCCAGCTTCTCAAGCTCGTCGGCTGGGAAGGAAGCCTTGTCGTAGATGTAACGTGGACGAGTCCCCTTACGGACGATGCGCAGCCACTCACGGCTATCGTTGAACTCGTCCTGCTCTGTAAGCTGGTTAAAGACCGGTGGGTTCGGATACCACTCACCCGGCATCACCTCAAAGCGCAGGATCGAAATCGGAAGGTAGTAATACTCGTTGACCTTCAGAATGCGCTCATGTCCCTCTGCCAGGACGTAGCGCTTCTTCTCACGTTGGTCCCAGATCTTCCACACGCGAACCATGTCGGGCGGGATGTCCTTCGCCTTGTCGTCCTTGATGGTCGGAATCAGATCTTTGTCTAGGCCACCACCGCCCTCACTGACGATCTTTGCCGTGGCCTTGAGATCTTTAGTGTTCTCAAAGGATTCGCAGCGCTTCACGTCCTCTACGAACATCCACTCCCAGTAGCCGATCCAGTCCTGACTCTCGGTGGCTGATCTGTCGTTCGATGAGACATAGAATTGGCGAGCGGGAATGTGCTTGACGTAGAACGTCTCTGCGTGAGGAACCTCCTCCAGCTTTGCCATCTCGGCCTCTGGAGTGTCCTCTTCAGCCAGGGCTCCGATCTCCTCAAGATCCCTACGGACATCATCGCTCTCTACAAGCGGGGGCTTTGACAGGAATGGATTCTCGCCCCACTCTGCGCTGTACCCGACCTCAGTGACTCCGAAGGCCCAGTGAGCTTCCTTGAGACCCATCATCGTCTCTGGCTTGAAGCGTGTCTTCTTCTGCCTGACGATTGTATTGATGGTGTCCTGAAGAAGCTGCGCTCGTTCATGGACCTGGGAGCCAACCGAATCGGCTCTACCGTATGAGGGCTTTACGCGAACGTACGGGAAATAATAGAAGAGAGCGGGAATGCGGGTCTTCAGTGCGGCCAGAATCTTGTTGATCTGGTACTTCCTATCACCCTGAGCGTCTAGCTCGTCCTGGGAATCCCTCTGAAATCCTCTGACGTAGTCGTGGGATCTGTCGATCTCATAATCGTCCTCCCACGTCTGTTTCTGCTTCTTGGCGTTCGAGACACGCTTGAACCAGATTCTGACTAGATCCTCTTCCTTCTTGGCTTCCTCGGAATCATCGTCATCCTTGGTCCCAGCAAGAAGGGCTTCCGCTATGGGATTCATTCCCGTGTCAATAGGTGCGTCTCCGAATGGAATGCCCGACATTTCAGTTCCCATGGGTCTATTTTACCTCATCAGTATCCTCGCCCTCGACTCTTCCACTTCTGCTTCTCATGCTTGTCGCGCAGGTAAGGTTTATTGTCGATGACTGGGGGTACCGTGATTATCACCCGACCACCTCCAGTCGCCTCTGCTGTTAGTTTACCCTTTGGAGGCGAAACGCTGAAGGCTATAGGGTGAGAGTTCACCACGTAGCGGACACAGTCAAGCGCGTGGTCGGGTACTGATGGGTCTCGCTCGTCGGAGTATATTGGCTTCCCGTCGTTTTCACCGACCACCAGTCGCTTGGCGTTTCTGATCTCTCGAATAGCATGGTCGCATCCGTGGGGGTGTTCGTCGGACATCTGGACGAAGTATATGTGAGGCGCACCTCGCTCTCCAGTAAACGGGTGTCTGTGACCTCCATCGATCCGAAGATATTGGGAAAGCCGTTGTCTGGATAGCGCCTCGTTCTTGTCCGCAGGAGTCCAGTAGATCGCCGTATCTTCTTGGATGATCTTACGGTCGGTATACTCATCGGCCACCGACCATCTCTGCTGGCGACGGGTATAGCCGGAAATGTTGCGCGTCTTGTCAAAGATGCTCGCGTCTGCGATGTTGACACGGAACGTGAGCGGCTTCGATAGTTGCGTGATGGAACGACGATGATCGGAGACGTTGAATTCTTTGCCATCGTCTGTTACCCCAGGCTGGTAGTACTCCTGCCAGAAGAAGAGATTGTGGTTCTGATCAACACCGTACCAGAGGCAGCTTGTCGGGGCAGAATCTCCGTGGTCCAATACCCTTCCGAGAATGCAGTTGTTCTGGATATAGGAGACAATCTCTGGTTCGTAGTCGAGCACAGACATGTCGTCCAGTCTAAATAGGTGCCCCTTGGAACGGACCCACTCACCACGAACAAATCGTGCAACATAATCCTCATCCTGCTGGAGCAGGATATCGACGTTCTGCTCACCAGCAAACTTGTTACCAGTAGTCGGCATCATGATCTGCCGATATCCCTGGTGCCTCCACTTCTCCTGCCATGACTTGGATTCTGGCGAGAAGCGCTGCCAGAGCCAGTGAAGTTCCGGGTCTCCGTCTTCTGTAGGGTTGCCAGTCAAAACCAGTGAGATTGGGGCCACTGGCTGTTGGTTGCGATTCCTCCATGGCCATGGCCCCTCATGGGCATCTAGAACCCACTTGGGTACCTTGGCTCCTTTCCAACGCCCTAGACGGCCCAGAAGAACCGTGAAGGTACGCTCCTGCATTTGCTCAGCCTGATCAAGAATCGCTCCGTTGATTTCGAGACCTTTCAGGATCGTTGCGCTATTCGGTGAGTCGAGGTGGTGAAAGATGAATGACGATCCGTTGTCCAGCGTCACCTCTGTAGCTGAGGCCTGCTTGACGCGCTTCGCGTCGATCCACTGATCGAATGATGGGCGCGTCGTCATCGTCAGGTCTTTGAATGTCTTCCTGAGGATTGCAACCTTATAACCGGGGAAGTTGTCACAGAGCGCAAGCATGTGCAATATCGCTCCGCTCGTCTTGCCAGAGTTGAATCCCCCCATGGCGAGTAGGGGGGTGCCCGGCATTGCTTCTACGAGTTCTTTCTGTTGAGGAGAGGCCCATTCAAACGATACTGGGCCGTCTTGCTCCTCACTCTGATTCGTCACCATCGACCTCTTCGGATTCCACGTCTATTGTCTCTGGTATTTCAAGAGGCATCGGAGGGAGTATCGCTTTGTTTTTCCACGGGAACACGGTCCCCTGAGGGAATATGACAAGGGGTTGCGTTGGAGCGACATACCCTTCAACCTGAAGTTCTTTGTACCTATTCGCCAGACGGACGGCAGCATTAAACGCCAGCTTTACTCCCTCCATCTGGCGTTCTTTGTTCTTTTCGTCCTTGATCATGTCTCCAACGATCACAGCCGAGTTGTTGGCTAGGCTGAAGACACGCGATTCGAATCTTTGCCTAGCTCGTTCGGCGGCGATACGAAGTTCTTCTTGGAACCGCTCTGAATTCAGCCAACTTGAAATCTTCCTTGGATCAACACCAACTTCGATTCCAACTGCGTCTGGAGACAACCCCGCTGACAAAAGAGACAGCGTTTTTATTTGCCTTGGGGTGAACTTCTTTGCTTGCTTTGACATCGGCTATTCCGAATTTTCACCCATTGCCGGTGGTACCGAGGGCTCCCAGGGGAGCGTTGCCGAATCGAAGCCCGCTGCATTCAAGTGCCCTCCTCCTCCGAAGGTCTTGGCAATTACCGAGACATCGAAGGCTCCCTTTGAGCGTAGCGAGAACTGCCAGCGCCCATCCTTTCGCCTGAAGTACCCAAGCGCAAATGGATCCGCCGGGTTCCTCTCTGCCAGCTTCCCAACGTGGTCAGAGGCATTCATGTATGGCGTGTTGATGCATGGAACCACATATTCCCCAAGCTGCTCATACGTGGCGTGCTCGATGACCTTATCCCCAAATGTGTCGATGTAGCGTACGATCCCCTTGCCAGCCTCTGAGACCTTTGAGAGGCCAAGGCTTTCGATTGCGTCCCACTCTTCGAATGTCATTGGAACCGAATAGCAGTACGCGGCTACTTCCTTGGAGAATGGACGCTTAAGCTTCCATAGATCCCTATCCTCGACGTAGTCTACAAGCCAGAAGCTGCGGTCTCCAGTCGGGCTTGGAATGTGCTGACCAGCACGCTTGCCATACTCTCGCGCTAGCTCGTCGTACAAGATCCCACATCCGCTACGGTGCATGTCAAAGACAACTTCGTCGTTCCGCTGTAGGCCACGGCGACGGACCTCTTCCTTGATCTGAAACAGGTCGGCCTCTGCGGTCTTGTGGTGATCGTAGATGAGCGTCCTCATAGATGGCTTGATGACCTTCTCGATCAGCGTCTCTCTCGGATAGGTGAAGTCAACCAGCCAGACCTCTCGCCCCTTGCAGTCGGGCGGCTCCTGGCCATACGTTGCCGGGTAGTACTCAACTGGCTGGTCAATAATGCTCAGCCCCTTTTTGCGGAACTTATCGAATACCCAGGCGGCGGTAAAGCCATCTGAACACGACGAATGGTAAATGAATAATATTGGGGCTCTCATTTGCTCTCCTTGCAGGTACAGTTTTCAGGTGGGCGATTCGTGAGGAATTGCTTCATTGCCTCATACCCTCGCCAGAAATAATTGATGCGACAGACAACACAAAAGTTGTGCTCGCAGTCCTCGCAGTACGTCACTAGCTCGTCACTCCCGCACAGGCAGCATCTGGTCCCCAAGCTTTCGATCAGCGTCAAGCTTTTCCTCCCATAGGCATAATCCAATGATAGCGTAGACTGCCAGATCGCGCAGAGAATCTTCGATGCTCTCGTTTGCCAGCTTCCCATCTCGCGCTGCTTTTTGGATTCGGATCATCTTGTCGTTAGCTCTAATCACGCATCCAACCCACGCTGGAATGCCAAAGTGTTCGCTCGCTCTGACGTTGGCGTACGGGTCATTGTATGTCCCGTAGTCTTCCATCTTTTTTGCGTGCATGGCTGACAACTCCGAGAGGATCTCGTTAAATCTCTCATCCTTCATTTGTAACTCCCCCCTGGTGTCGGCCACTCTTTTGCCACCTTGAAGAAACAGATCTTGCAATAGTATTTGCCCGTGTACCCCAGGAGATATAAGTGCCTGTCGTCTACGTCACCACATGTGTCGCATCCAAGGCAGGGCGGCATGTCTTTCCTGGGCGGCTTCTCTCTGAGGAAAGGCATCAGAAGGGAAGCTCTCCGTCATCGGGCTTGGCGTCAACGTACTTCTCGGCCGAAGGGTGGTCATTCGCAGGAGCGTCGTTGCGCTTCCCATTCGGATCTCCAAGCATGATGATCGTGGAGCCGAAGCCTGAGACGCGGATCTTCGCGGTGATGCGCTCGACGCCATTTTTGTCAGTCCACTTGTCGTAGATGAGCTTACCCTCGACGTAGAGCTTCTTCCCCTTGGTGATGTACGGCTTCAGCGCTGTCGCCAGCTTGCCAAAAACAGAAATCGAGTGCCACTCAGTCCGCTCCTGCTTCCCATCTTTCCCGTCCCATGTCTCACTGGTTGCGAGCGAGAAGCTCATGATGCATGTGCCGTCCTGAGTGAAGCGAATGTCTGGGTCTCTCCCAACATTTCCGATCAACGTCACCTTGTTCAAACTAGCCATCCTTCTGTCCCTTTCCTTTTTCATCATCACGCACCGTTGTTTTGAAATACTGCTGCGCTGCCGTGTGGTAAATAACTACTCCTTCCGGGTCCATGAACCCAGGCGCTGCTATGCTCCCGAATGTCCTTAGTTTGAACAGGCAGTCCTCGACTTCACGTGTGAGGAAGATCCCTTCATATAGGATCGGCACTGTACCAAGCCCTTTAGGTATTGGCTTGTCATTGATCAGGCGTTCTCGCAGTATTGTTATCCACTTTGGGTGGAAGAGCGAGAAGCGCTTATCGTCTCCAGTGAGTCCGTATTTACGCTGGATACCGGACCCCCAGAATTCTCCGAAGTGACGACCTGGGCCAAGGATCTCAACGAGGAGCGGAGCACGCTCTACCACCCAGGCGGCGAACCCGCTGTTGTCCTCGCCCTTTCGGTTGTAGACCCATCGGCTGCGTGAGCCAGCGTTGACGTAGATCTTGGACACAACGCCCATCTCGCCAAATCCAAGTACGTCTAGCTCGACAAGCGGCTCCTGTTCTGTAACCAGCCCGTCCATGGTGTCCCTGATGTAGATCTGCCCGTTCGTTCCATCGATTTTTTCTGAGATCGTCACGTCCCTGAACAGGCGTGGTATCGGCTTGAACTCTTCGAACATTATGCCTCCTACTTTTGGAACCAGCGAGGTGTGATCGGCTCAGGCATCGGTAGCTCTGCGGGCTTCGACTTCTTTCCGAGAGCCTTGTTCCACAGCACCTCACCCGTTGCAGATTTGAACAGACAGCCAGCGCAGATGGTTATGTGATCCCACTTTAGGTCTTCCCGCTGCACTAAGGTTGTCATCCCCTCGTACGGGCTAGAGCCACACTTGATGCAATCGCACCCTCCTCCTTTTTGCATCGTGTTGAAGATCATTCGTCGTCCTCATCGTAATCGTCGCTATCTACGGCATCGTGTGCTTCTGGGAGGTGCTTCCCCCACGGTCTTTGCGGGTGGTTGTCGCAGATGAAAGCCTTGCACCCAAAACACCAAGACCCCTCAACGTACTCTTTGATCGGCTCCCCACACAGCTTGCATTCAACTTCGTTCATCTCGACCACCCTCTATTTTGAGCGCTTGACATCGGTCATCAGTCCCCAACACACGATGGCTACTATAGCTAACACGAAACCACAAATCATCCTCACGGTTAGCGGATCCATTCTTTTTCCCCACGAATCATAGCATGTTTTTGTAGCAAAAATAGGCCTAATTTGCGACAGATCCCTCTAGTTTTGCAACCACAGCGTCTGGCGAATCCTTGGCGATTACGACATAGTCACGCATCGTGATTATCGATCCCGGTTTGCATGGCGTGATCGCCTGTACGAATTCCGGGTTGACGAAGACAATGCCACGGTTTGAGTCTACGATTGGGACGTACTTCATGTTGTCACCTCGATTACTGGCGACGGGAACGGGCTTGTGGTTGGCAGGTACGGGAATGTGATCGTTGGACGCCCTGGCGTGTCGATGTCGTAGCAGCGTCCGTCCGAATCCTTGAAAACAGAAGAGCATCTCGCGTTCTGGAAGACGGGCTCTGCACCGTACATGCTCACATCTACCCACTCGTCGTCCCCCCCGGTGAGTGCTGTCAGGGGTTGTCCTTTCAGGAGGCGGGCCACCACATCTGCCATAACCCATACCGCACCCCCCGAATCCCATCGGTCGAAGAACTCGTTGAGGAAGTTGGTCAGGAATATGATGTCGTCCTCATTGAAGTTTGCACGGTTCATCTCTTCGATTGCGCCGGTTACGATGCTCATACGCTTATCACCTCTCCACGGAATAGAACCTTCCCATCCGGCATCCCCCATACGATCTCGGGGCCTGTGAACTTGCCACCCCTGAAGTGCAAGATCACAAATCCAGACTGCCAATCCTGCGGATTGTCCTCCGTGTAGTTCAGGAAGTGAGGGCTGTAAATGTCGGACACCGTCCCAGCATCAACTCCCCACCTAAGGCCACGGTAGTCAGAGATCGGCTTGATCCAAAGGTGATGATCGTGCCCGGTGACTATCGAAGTCCCGGCCCATAGGGCGTTATTGCTTGCACTGTACGACCCGCCCTTGAACTTGTGCTTGATGACAACCTCTGGCGCATGGAGCGGGGCACCGTCCTGCATGACCCAGGTAGCCCAGGCCGGAAGCCAACCAGGGAAGTGGTCCTTGAGTGTGGTCCCGGCCACACCCGCATACTCAGGAACCTTCTCGGCAAGCTTGGTTTCGAATCTGGCGCAATGGTTCCCCAGGTTCCACACTAGATACTTGGCAAACTTGAGATCCTCGTACTCCTTGAGCCTGCTCGCGGTTTCCTCCAGTTCCGCAGCCACGGCTGGTCGCTCCCCAAGCTCTGTGAAGGATGAAACCGGCCATCTCGATATGGACGCACCATCAATTGCGTCACCGTTACAAACTATCGCATATGGCTTTAGCTTATTGGCGAGAACGATGCTCGCCTTATGAACCGGAGATGCTGGTAGGCCTGGATAGTAGTGCTGATCGCTGACAACGAAGATACACCCGTCAACTGCTGGCAGGAGTACCCTAGCCCCGTTCCTACCGCGACCATGGCCCGTATTCCGCTTCACGAATTTTAGGAATTCGCTCATGCCTTCTCCTTGTGCCTGTCGTAATGCTTCTGGACGTAATCGGCAGTGAATGTCACGTTGTGGTCTTTCACTAGAAACGCTGCTATGAGGCTGAGGTGCTTTGCAGGCTTTCCACTATCCAAAACACTATCAATATCTAATTCTACCTGTGGATTCTTGGCAAAGAATTTACACAGCCTGCACTCGACTCCATTCGCATCTACAAACTCAGCGAAGCTCATGCACTCTCCTTCGGTTCAATTCTTGAGGCTGGCGTCTTCGGTGCGTAGTCCGCTTTCGCTCTCGCCTTCATCGCGTCCTGGGTACGCTTCTTTGCGAAGCGCTTACGATGCTCTTCGATTTTCTCTTCGGTGAGTGGTTCATCGTTCATGGCTTCCCTCCGTCGAGGATGCGGACTGTGGGGCAGGGCCACTCGACATGGCACCCCTTCCCCTCGACTTCGACGCACTCGCTACACCACTCTCGCATCACACCCTTGCAATGCTTGTGCAGCGCCAGCACCGCCTCGACGCGGGCGGCGAGCGTCTCAACCGTGTCCTCCATGCCGAGCAGTGTGAGCAACTCCCTCGCGGTCGGGGTCGGCGTCAAGCCCTTGTCCTTATCGAAGAGGTCGCGGGTCGAGGTGTCGGTCTGCTGCGCGTAGTAGCCCTCGATGGGATCGGTAGCGCGGCTCATGGCTTCTTTCTCCAGGCGTAACGCAGCGCGAGCCAGACGACGAGGGCGTAGACGATCAGCGCGGCGATGTCGCGGGCGCTCATCGGTCAACCTCCTGCCTCATCCGGCGATCCGCAGCGTCCTGCTCGTGGCACGCGCAGTCACGCGCCGAGCCGGGCGGGTGGCCGTGCGGGCAGGATGGCGCTGGGTCGGGGTGGTAGTGCCCATCGTCGCCACGGGCAAAGAAGCCCTCGGCTGGCGCGGTGGCGGCACGCTTGCACACCTCGATAGCTCTCGCTGGCTGGCTTGTCGGAAGAGGCGCGGGGTCGGGC